TCTTCCATGGGCCGGGCGGTACGATCCTTTCCCATTCCCATCCTCCTCTCTCCAAATTCATCGATACCTTGTGGTTCTTACCCGCCGCGAAGCGGACCACGCGCCGGGACGGAATACTGATGGCTTCCCCGGTCGAAGGGTTGCGCCCCTCACGCTCTCCGAGCTCCTTGACCTTGAACGTTCCGAATCCAACCAGCGTAACGCTTCCATCGATCTCAAGCCCTTCCCTGACTCCGTCCAGAAAGGCGTTCAGCGCTTCTCCGGCCTGCGCCCTGGTGATCTTGGCCTCTTCGGCCATCTTTCTTATCAGGTCCTGTTTCGTCATAACTTCCCCCACTCCTACCATTCCGAATGCCCTTCCACCGCAACCACTGAATCCGGGCTCTCCCACGTCGCACCGTCTTCCCACCAGCCAAGCCATGACCGTTCGATGGCGGCAGATTCACTGCGGAAACGCCCGGAAAGCTCCGAGATCGGAGATGCATCTACGACAAAAACATCCGCCACGGACCTCGAACGGTCGCCGGAGAGTACCGGCACCAGCTCGTAACAGGTCCGGATAACTTTCAGGAACCCTCCCCAATACGGGACAATGTGAGCGTCCCTGATCCACGGGACAGACTCGTCACGGCTGATCATGCCGCGAAACACCACGTACACCGCGTTGGAGCGCCTGCGCCCCACATTCACCAGTCCGGAAACATACCCACCACGCACTGCGCGGTTCGCGGTAACCACCACCAGGTCGTTGTTGGAATCCCAAACCTTCCTGGGCAGGGCCAGGATGTAGCTACGGTAAGCATCTTCCACCCAATCAGGATTTTCGCTTACCAGCTCGCAGCGCGCGGTGAGATCCGCCGTGTAGAGCGCCCTCCGGACGGTCCTGGAACGCAGTGGATCGCTCCCGGCAACCACCGCCAGCCGGCGGCCGATCCGCTTGAGGCTTTCCCCCATCCATTCGACTTCCATGCGGGGGTCCGGCAGCAGGATTGATCCACCCTTCTTCCAGGGCTTTTCGATCACCGAGGTGTCCTGGAGTCCAACCTCCTCCGCCGCCGTCTTGATAATGGAAAACGCAGTATCCCTCAATTGGCACCCCTGGCTATCTCCAGACTACTGTTCAAAAACGTTCAAAAACTGTTTAAAAACTGTTTAAATCCATTTTGCCTACCCAACTATGCTTCGGAATCGTAAATTCCTTTAAAGGGCAAAATACGGCTTTTTCAGCTCCCGGTCCGAAAAGCCCTTTTCATGCACGAAAGCATCGTCTCCCTGGCCTCCTCCATGTCTTCCTCATTGATCCCGATGAAGGGGCGGGCGGGCATCGTCACCTTGGACGCAGAAACCCACTTCCCGCCCACCTGGAACTTCAATTTGGGGGCACTCTTGGGCTTGATCTCCCCGCCGAACTGGTGAATGGCCGCGTATTCCTTGTTCGTGCCCACCACAACCATGGTGGGACTCGCCTCGTAGGCAATGGAATTCTTGAGGCCTGCCGTTTCCGTAAGCGTCTGCCCGCCTTCGGATTCAGCGCGCGCGGACTCTTTCCACCGGTTCCCTTCCGGGTCGGTTTCATCCTTGAACCGCTTCCGGATCGAAGCGACCAAAACTTCACCGACGGCCTCAGCCAGGTTCCGGGACTCACCCATGAGGCCTGCGGCCCGGCTCACGGCGTTCGCAAGCCGGCTCATATCCATCCTGAAGGATGCGCCCGTTTTACCCATCAGAATTTGCTCCACATCTCTTCGGTGAACATCCGGTCCGGGGCGAGCACGTCCACTCCCCCCGCCTCGGGTTCCTTGTCGTCGAGTCCGTAGCCCGGCTTTCCTTCCCGGATGGCTTCCAGGTCCTTGACCGCCTGTTTGTAAAGCGTCTGGAGCGGAATCCATTCGTTGCCGCTCGACGCCTCCGTGTCCATCAGGGTCGTGATCTCTCCCACAAGTCTCCAGCATACGATCACCGCGCAGATGCGCCGCACCGTAGCAGGGATGGACGCCAGGGGGAGCGTGCAGACGGCTCGCAGTGAATCATCGATTTCAGCGCTCACCTGGGAGATATGCCGCAACGCGCTGCCCGGGCTCAGTTGCTCGATCTTGTCCAGGTATTCCTGGTACAGGTAGTCGTTAAGGTCCGTTCCCTCGCAATAGTTCATTTCCATGCCCTCACAAGCCGAGGTCGAATTCAAAAATCCGGCTCAGTTCCCCCTTCTTTTGCACGAACGCCTCGAAGGACTTCACGAACGGCTTGAACCTGCCGCGTGCATCGATGCCGCAGTTGGGGCATACCAGATCATCCTTGCTGAAAAGAACATCCGCGCGAAGCTCGAATGAGCATTCGCACAGGATACAACGCACCTTCACGGGATCATTGATCTGAATCATTCCGATCTCCCTTCGCGCCTAGCTCACTACCGTCGCCTTGCAGATCCCCTCCACGTTGGGCAAGGGGAATGGCTTGCTTTCAGCCACCAGCTTATATCCGCTCGGATCTTCGAGCTTGATGGGCTTAACGAAAAACGGCATGGGCTGAAGGTTCGCATCCAGGTCGTCCACGGCGCAGTACACGAGCCGGTGGCCGGCGTCGGTGGCGATCATCACGACGTCTTTATCGGCTACAGTCGGACTCAAAGTTCCCGTTTGTGGATTGCGGTTCTTTTCGATCCTCCGCTCGATCAGGTAGCCTCCGACATTGATCCCCTGCTGCGTCATTTCCACACGCAGCTTGGCCGTGGTGACACTCGCTTCGGCCAGGGCGAAAAGCCGTTCGTATGCGGTCTTTCCGGCCCAGATCTTCACCGTCGATCCGTATCCCTTTTCCTGCAGCGCCTCTTCCATGGCAACTAGCGTCATGTATACGTCCTTCAACTTGGATCCGTCGGCACTCCACATGGTACTCGGGGTCACGGAGAGCGGAGAGCCGAAGCTCACTTCGTAAGAATCGAACCCTCCCCCCTCCAGCTGCACGGGCCAGGCGAGCGTCCCGCTCAGCACCTTCGCGCACATGGCTTCCGTCGTCTTCCTCACCACCTGGCGCAGCAAGTCCGTTTTCTGGACCGCCCAGGCCTCCCGCCCTCCGGGTTTCAGCACCTGCAGGTTATTGAGGTCCTGGCCCGTCACCTGGCTGTTCGGGCGAATGGGGAGGGGCTCATAAAACGAGATGCTTCCGCTTTGCGACGTGGCGGGGATGGAAGGAGCCCCCCGCCTTACCACTGGAAGCGTGTTGGCCACCGAACGCACCAGGTCGGCGCCCACCACGGGCAGGCCCAGTTGTGGCCGGTCCGTGAAGATGTTGTCCATGACCGGTGTCAGGATCGGGGGCAGCGACGTCAGGTAACGCACGATGCAGTCCTTGGTGAATAACGATTTCAAATCGAACATGGGTCTCTCCTGTTTTTCTGTATTTCGGGGCGACACGGCTCGGACCTACCCGGTATCGAAAATCGGGTAGGTCTAAATCCACGTCCCCGCGCTGCTACATCGCCCAAATACCCTTTCGGGACAGGCGCTTCAATTCCGTGGCGGACGGGGCGGCCTTGGCGATCGCTCCAACCTTCAGCACGTCCCGGCGAACCGTACCGTGCGGAATGTATGTTGCCGAAGTCGTTTTCGTGGTATCTATCGTTTCATCCAGCACGCCCACGAGCTCCCGCACGTAATCGGCCGTAACGGCCGCCGCGTTGGCAGGGGCCGCGTTGAACGTGACCGATAACGCCCCCGTCGTATAATTGATCGTCCCCGTTCCTCCCGCGGAACCGGTCAACCGACCGTACCCGTCGTCTGTAAACGTCTCCACTCCATCCGTCACGGAAACGGTCCCCGGCTCGATGGATGCCTTGGCCAGAGTATCGGCGAAGGCTTTGTTGGTCCCGTCACCGGTCCCCACCGCTTCGTCTTCCACCGCCTCATAAGGAATCAGCTCGTCCGTTGCGTTGCGGCTCAGGAGCAGCCCCACGGGCAGGGCCCCCTGGTTGGCGTCCACCACGCCGGAGAGAATCATCGGTCCGTGTCCGTGCGCCCTCGCCCGCTCGTCGTCATAACTCACGGAACCCAATGCTGCGTTGATCGTCATTCGTCACACTCCTTTCTCTATCGTGGCCGTAAGAGAAACCGGCCGGTCGCCCCTACAATCGCATTACACATACTTCGTAAGATCTATCAGCTTTCCGTCCTTGCCATCCTTGTCTTTGTCCGGCGACGAAAACTCGGAGGTGAGCTTCCGGTCGGGCATTCCGGAGAGCAGGTCGAAAAAATGCTCCACGGGAGGCTTCTTCCCCGACCCTTCCGAAAGCTCGATCTCTCCGCCCGCGCTCCCAAAAGAGAGGGCCAGCGTCTTCACGAGCGCGCGGTCCGTGGGCAGGATACGGTTTCCCTCGATGAGCTTTTCAATCCGCCCCTCGATCTCTTTTTCACGCTGCTTCGCCTGGTATGCCGAAAGCTCCGCCGCCTGTCTTTTGGCCTCCTCTTTAGCCTGGGACACCTCCGCCTCCATGGCTTCCCGTTTCCTTTTTTCCTCTTCCAGTTGCCTCTGCAATTCTTCCACCGTCATTTCATCCCCCTTGCCTCCAAAATCCTCTTCCGAAAACTCGAATACCTTCGCATCACATTCCTCCGCCTCGAACTTCACGCTCCGAAGTCCGGAAACGGCCGGGGCCGCGGCCCCCAGCAGCCCCACATGCCGAAGTGTTTTCCCATCCGGGAAGAGGGCGATGGATACCTTCTTGTAGCGCCCCTGGGCCACCAGCTCCTTCACGCCGTCCGCCACCTGGGTGAACTTCCCCTGCAGGACGTCCCCGTTTCTCCGCAACGCCTCCACCCATCCATAGGCCGGAGCGTCGTCTTTCGGGTGGCCGAAGACGAGCGGGGCCTCACGTTTCTTAGGGTCGTAGCCCTCCACGATGGCGTCCAGGTCCCGGGGCATGATCGTTACCTTCCGGCCGTCCCTGGCCGTCCACGTTCCCACCCGGCATAAATCGATCCATTCGCTCATTCCAGGATCACCTCCACTCTTGCATCTGTAATAAAACATGTTATAAAATCCCTACTGAGTGGCGGCGTACCCTGAACCTCTCCGGGGAGGGGGTAGAAGCAAGGGTGCCGCCCGCCCGCGCGGCCCCGGATCGTGCGGGCCACTCCCAGCAATCATTCTTCCCTGTAAAGTAAAACCCCGGCCCTCTGCCGTTCCAGGTATTCCAGCATACCGGACTCATTCCCCGTCTTGGGAGTGAACACGGTGGCCGCATGCCACACTTTCCCTTTCGATAGGTTGAAAACCGCGAATCCCCCTATTTCATGATTCCGAAACGAAAAGAGCCGTATCAGGCGGAGCACGGCCATGGGTCTGCCCGACACTTCAGCCGGTACCCTCCACACCTCGTAGGGATTAAGGATCGTCCTGGCCAGGAGCTTCACGTAGCGTTCCCGTCCCGATTTCTTGACTTTCCAGTCCCGTGTGGACTTGTCCACGAAGAACCCCTTGCCGATGACCACCGGCGTCCCGTCCGGAAGCTTGTGAATCCTGGTCCCATCGAGTTTTGAAATGCCGAACTCCTTGAGAAATGCCAGCACGTACTGTTCGTCCTTGAGTCCGCTCGCCATGATATCGCCTTCGGCTACCGGGAGCAGGTGCCGCCCATCGATGCCCGAAAGGAGAGGGCGGCACGATTCCGAAGCGAACTGGAGAACGCCCTTCCCATCCTTGCAAAGCGCCCCACGGAAGAGGTCCCGGATCTCTCCGTCCTCCAGCTCCGATGGGGTCAGGGTCGAAAGCCAATCCTTCGCCGGGTGCGTCGAAAAACCCGGGTCGGGCATGAGGGGACGGGCGATCGTCTTGTTCCCCGTAACCGGGTCGATGGGCTCGATGAGCATCCCCGTGATATCTTCCGTTTCGACCGTCAGCCCCTCCCGCTCCACCTGCCGTGCCGACAGCGTTCTCACGCCGCATCTGCACCGGAAACCATTTGGCGGGTACCAGGTGTCCCAGAAGGGATGGTCCGCCGGGTACACCTTGCCGTCCATGGCCCGGTGCGTGGGGCGGGTCCTGCGGTCGTTCACCGCGTCGTACTGCCAGTAGGGGCGAGACTCCTTCACCCTCTGCATCTGGGCGTAGCGCCCCACGTGGTAGGCCGTCTGGAGGTTGGTGCGAAAGATATTGTCGAGCCTGAAGGACCTCCCTTTTTCCGTCCAGCCGAGGGAATCCCACACTCCCTGGGTATCCTTCTTCCAGCTCCCGAAGCTCTGCCCCTCCTCAAGGGCCTTGCACATGGAACCGCAAAGCTCATCGAGGAGGTCCTCCCGGCTGACTCCGGAAACAGTGAAGGCCCGCGAGCGCGCCTCCAGCTCCAGGTCGTAAAATTCCCGAGCCTTCATGGGGATCTTGGTCCTCCAGTAGGCCAGGGCATCCTTGGGAGGCAGGGGAGTGACGGTCACGTCCGCCGGCTTGACTCCAGCCATCAGTTTTCACCTTCCGCCAGGACCGTGGTCCGTCCCCAAAGATTGGCCGCCAGGATACCCCTCAGCAGCACGTCTCCCAGCTCATCCTTCCGCCCGGCTTCCTCGAAGATTTCAGCCAGCAGTAGCAGGAGGTCTTCCGGGGTTTCGGCCCGTGCAATCGCCTCGTCCACCTTGTTCCGTAGATCTCGGGACACCGCCAACGCCTCGTCCAGGCACCTGGCCGCCAGGTCCTCTATGGCCTGCTGTTCCGGGGTGTACCCTCCCGGAGCGCCCGGAGGCGCTGCCATAGCCGTGCCTTCCCGCCCGCTCCGATTCCCGTCTTCCCGCCCTTTCTCTTCAGGGTCTCCTTCTTGATCTCCTTCAATATTCCCCACCCGATCTTCTTCAATATTCCCCCTTTGAGGGGGGGCAGGGGGGGTGTCCGAGGCCATAGTGAATTCGTCGCTCTCCAGGCTGTAACGCCGCTCGAAATGCACGGGCAAAAACCGAACACCCACCGAATGCAGCTTACTGTCGAGCTCCGCCAGCTCCTTCAAATCTTCCGGCTCATCGAACTTGAACGCAGGCGTAATGGCCGAAGCATCGTTCACCTGCCCGTAGATCCAGGCCACTTCCTCCATGAAGGTGCAGATGAGCGCCTCGTCAGCCTCACGGTAGTCGTCCAGGACGCTCAGGTGAGTCTGTGCCGCCGCGAGACTTCCGGCACTACCGATGTCCGCCGTAAGCGTCTGACCCATGAGAACGAAGGCGATCGCCTTGTCCATTCGGTCCACCAGCGCCGAATGCAGGTCTCCCGACGCCTTGCCGTCCGCCAAATGGATCTCGACTTCACTGCCGCCCGTCACTACCGCCACAGCGTCCCGCACCATGGCCGAAAGCCGCGAGAGCATTTCCGACCGCTCTTTCTCGTCCGCTCCCTGGCGCGCCTTCCCGATCACCCAGGGCATCCCGAATTTTTCGCACAGGGTCGCCCAGAACCGTATGCCGCCCTTCTTGATGGCCACCGGCCACAGGCAGCGGCTCAGCAACCGCAGCCCGTAAGGGTTCGATGCGTCGGGAAAATGCCTGGCGACCACCAGTTTCCCGAAGGGGACTTCGCCGGCCTCGTCGCCCAAAAACACGGGCCGGTGCGCCGCGTTGAAGCCGAACCATTCATGAGGGCGGGGTTTCAGGTCCTCGATGTGCATCCAGCCGCCCTCGGCCCGCCACAGGACCTCCACCGGGGTGAACCCGAAGTAGGGAGCGTCCAGCACCTGGGAAAAAACGTTGTAGAGGTCCACCCGCTCCAGGTCTTTTTCAAGGGCTTTCGTAAGGGCATCGAACCGGGAATCCATCTTGCCCCCATCGCCGCTCCCGGGCTTGAAGGCGAAATCGCGCTTTTTCAGGGTCCCGAGCTTCCGGCTCTGAATGCACCCGATCACCTTGTCGTCGGAGAGAAGCTCCCGCAACACCCATACCCCGTCTCCCGACTTTCTCAGGACCGGGTCCGGATCGGGCATGGTCCCCAGCCACGACATGGGATCGAACCCCACGGACAGCGATGCGTAAAGCTCGCCCTGGAGACTCTCCAGCCTGGCGGATGCGCTCTCTCCCGAGGCGAACAGCCTGCCCTTGAACCTGTCCAGTATGTCCGTCAGTCTCTTCAATCGTTTCTCCTTTGGCTCACGGCTCATGGTTGACTGCCTGAAGAAGTAGGTTGGGTTAGGCGCGTGTTTTTGCGCCGTAACCCGACAAAGCCCCCTCGCCGTGAGCCGTCAACCCTAATATCCGGCCAGCATCCGCACACTCTCACGCGGACCGGCCGTCAGCACCTTCAGCTCCTCGCCCGGATTCACACCGCCGTGGATGGCCAGCATGTGAGCCCAAAATTCATCGGCGTGCCCCACCTCGGAGCGGTCCGCGTCGAACCTGGGATTCCCGGCCGCCGTCATGATCTTCCGTACACTGTGGTGCGATTCCCTCACCGCCTTTTCCCCCGGAATGCGCACCAGCCGGTCCTCGAAGAGCTGCTTTCCAACCACGGCCAGCACCTGCTTGGCCGCCGCCGTGAAAAGTACCCCCTCGACGACCCACCCGTGCCGCCGTTTGGCGTCCTCAACCATCTTTTCCCCCATCCCCGTCTGGTCCATGCAAAGCCGGATCACCCGGTACGACCGCATCACCCGGTCCAGCTCCGCGTCCTGCTCGGCGAAGCTCATGTTCTTCATCCTCACCACCTCCCGCGTCCAGAACACGTCGCCCACCTTCTCGCATACCCAGATGACCGTAAGGTCCCGTCTGCGCCCGATGTCCATCCCGACATAGGATTCCCCGCCTCCGTAGAGCTCCGGCTTGCCGGCGTCCCCGTGCTCGGCGCTCGTGATCAACTCCCAGGTCAGCCAGGCCGTGGCCTCGTCTATTGGGTTGCACATGTATTCCTGCTGCCAGGTCTCTTCATCGCCCGCCTGCTCTCGACATTCCTCCAGCCATTGCGCCCGTTCGGCATCCGACAGCGCCCGCCCCATGATCCGGTCCGCAAGTCCCTGGGCCACCGCGTCCTCGATGGTGATCGAGTGCAGGCTCCAGGCGTTGCCCTTCTTCGCCTCCTCCACCATGCGGTAATAGCGGTTCCCCTTGCCGTTGTAGGTAGATAGCACCCGCACGGGGAATCCCCACGTGATGACCGGCAGGGCCGCCTTCCACAGCTCTTCGGGCTGCTTGTGGAAGGCGTATTCGTCCAGAACCAGCTTCCCGCCCTTGCTCCGGAATGCCTTCGGGTTGCTCGAAAGCGCGTTGATCCGCTTCCCGTTCGCAAACTCTATGGTGAGCGCTTTTATGTCGTCCTCGCGACTGATCACCGTCTCGCCCAACGCCCTGGCCGCTATCTTATAGAGGTCCGTCCACTGCTCGCAGTAGCGGATATACTCCTTGGCGGCCGATTCATCCGCCGACGAAAACCAGATATCGAGCCCCCCGTCCCGCCTGGCGCAGTCCACCACATCCTCGTAGCTCTGGGCGTACGTCATCCCTACCCGGCGCGACTTTTCCACGATCTTGAACCGCGAACGGTCCCCGATCCACTTCGCCTGGTAGGGCAGGAAATATTTAGAAATCCGGTCATCCATGCTCGATACACCTCATGCCTTGCGTGACGCCCCTGTAGGGGGAATTAATCAATCTCCCCTACCCGGAATGGGCAAATTGTAGGGGCAATTGATCAATTCCCCCTACTATCTCACGATCCCCAACACCTGCTCCTCGATCTGGCGGATCAGCTCCTCGGACAAACCGCCCGACCGGGCCGTTTCGACCACCTCGCCGGCCGTCTGCTCCACCTTGCCGCGAAGCTCCTTCTTGAGTTTTTCCCGCTGCACGCTTGAGGCTTGCAGCTGTGCCACACCCTTCATGAGAGAGGCGCTCTCCTTCGCATCCAGCTCCCCGTCAAGCAGGCATTCCAGCGCCCTCTGCATCAGAATCTTGCTCGTGGCCTCCTCGAGCACCAGCCCCTCTCCGACTTCCGAAATCAGGGCCCTGGACTTGTCCTCGATCACCCTTAACCTCCGGTACGAATCCAGGAACTCCTTTCCGTACCGCCCTATGGCCGAACGACTGATGTCGTACCCGGCCTCGTCCAGGAACGCCTTGATGTCGTCGTAGGTGTACCCGCCTTCGACGATCAGCCGGTCCACCTGTTCCCGGATCTCGACGGGGAGTTCGTCCTGGATGCGCCCGTGGCGCCGCACTTTCCCGGCCATCACTTAAGCTCCTGCTCCAGCTCGTCCACGTCGCGGCTCACCTGCAGGTATTCCTGTTTCAGCTCGTGCAGCTCCTTCATCAGCTCCAGCGCCTGGTCCGTCTTCAAGTCCTTGAGCGGAACGATGGATGCCGGCTGGATAATATGTTTCAAGCCGGTGATCACCCCCTGTGCTCGTATGGCCAGGGTCATGCATTCCCGCTTCTTTTCATGCAGAGCGCCCTTCAGCATCAGCCTCTCACTCATTTCATCGATCTCCCACCATTGGGACGAATAATCATTCGCCCCTACTTTTCGACATCATAGCCGTTTGCCCTCTTGTGCCTCACAAGCGGGCAAAACTGGTTCGTATCGATCTTCCCCTCCATGCGCACCAGGGCGGATGTCGCCATCAGGATCACCTCTTGCTGGTTCTCGCATATCCGGTTACAGGTCTTTACCAGCTCCACGTTGTTCTCGTACCATCGCTCCTGTTTGTTCATGTGCTCCCGGTACTGTTCCAACGCCTGGTGAAACCGCCTGGTATCCCACCACCACATGAAGAGCATCAGCCCGGGAAGCCCTGCGTTGCTCAGCACGGACAGGATTTCCTTGATCCCGATGGCTTCCATGCCTTACGCTTCCTTGACGAGCGCCACGGCCATCTCGATGGCCAGGTTGATGGCCGATGCGCCGATCTCCTTCCCTTCCTGGAGGGCTGCCGCCTCGATCCTCGAAAAGGCGATCCGGCGCTTTTCCTCACCCGAAAAATTCCCCGCCGCCAGCTCCGAAACCACGGCCACGGCAATATCCTTGATGCTTTCCACCGCCTTGCCGGCCAACGTAGAGGCCACCCTCTGGAAAAGCCCGCTCCCCATGATCCACTGGTAAATCTTTTGAAAAAATTCCATCCATTCACCTCATTTCATCTTTTCGTGGCAGTTGACGCCCACAAAGAAGGTCCCGATCCTCGCCTCGCTCCACCGGGCCCCATCCTCCCATCTCGGGACCACGTTCACGCAACGCCTGCATTC